TGATCATCAGCCGGATATTCGGACCCTTCGCACGTATGGCGCTTCCGATTACGCCGTTACGTCGGCGGGTGGGGATTATACTGTTCACGGGGTTATCGGTGTGGATCCCAGCGATAACATATACCTGTTGGATTGGTGGCGCGGGCAGACGGACTCGGAGGCCTGGGTCGAGGCGTTTCTGGACCTGATGGAACAATGGTCGACGCTGATGTGGGGCGAGGAGCAGGGGCAGATCATCAGGAGCCTGGGGCCGTTCATCGTGAAACGGCAGATGGAGCGGCGGATCTACGGCTATCGGCGGCAGTATGTGTCGGCGAACGACAAGCAGACACGGGCGCAGGGGATACGGGCGCGGCTGAGCATGGGGAAGGTGTACTTTCCGAAGCGGGCGACATGGGCCACGGATCTCGTGTCGGAGATGCTGAGATTTCCCGCAGGGAAGCATGATGACCAGGTTGACGTGCTGAGCCTCTTCGGGCGTATGCTGGGGTCGCTCATGCACGGGGACGAGTTGCCGGAGCGGGTCGAGCCGATCCGGGGGCTGACGGAGATGACGTTCGGAGAGTTGGACGCATGGCAGCGGAAGCGGGATGGGGTTCGAGGCGCCCGGCCGCAGCGGATCGGGTGATGGCATGATCGACGCGGCGCTCGATCCTACGGATTGCGTGCGGGAAACGGGCAAAGCGTGATACACGGTATCGCCATGACTCAACCGCTCGCCATCGATCTGTTCGCGGGCCTCGGCGGCTGGACCGAGGGGCTGCTGGCCGAAGGCTATCGAGTAGTGGGGTTCGAGTACGGTGAGCATCGCTATCCGGCGCAGCTCGTGCTGCAGGACGTGCTGACGCTACACGGGTCACAGTTCAAGGACGCGACGCTGATCGTCGCCTCGCCGCCGTGCCAGGCGTACAGCTATCGGGCAATGCCGTGGTCCCGAGCAAAAGCCCTTCCGCCGCCGGACAACACGCTGTTCGAGGCGTGCTTCCGCATCCAGCGCGAGGCTTGCGAAGCGGCGGAACGGCACATCCCGCTCGTCGTCGAGAACGTGCGCGGGGCGCAGAAGTGGGTCGGGCGCGCACGGTGGAACTACGGCTCCTTCTACCTCTGGGGCGACGTACCGGCGCTGATGCCGGTCACGCGGGCATTCAAGACCTCCGGGATGAATTGGAGCGACCGCACCAAACACGGGCAGGACTTCACGCGCATCGCCGGGATAACGGCCAAAATCCCCGGCTTCCGCTTCGACGGCAGCGGGCGCTCGTTCCAATCCGCCTCGGTCGAGGGGCTGAAGGGTATCCCGCACCGCACAACCGGCCACTGGACCAACCCCGCCGAGAACGGGACGAAGTGCGGCGGCGACTGGTTCAACGCCGAGCAGCCCTCGATCTCGCGCCTCACCTCCAGCCGCTCCCCCGCCCGAAAAGCCGCCAGCGCCATGATCGCCAAAATCCCCCTCCCCCTCAGCCGCCACATCGCGGCGGTCTACCGGCCATGAACATGGGCAGCGATATGATGGTGAGCGCCGATGGCTGAGAACGATGTTGCCACCTACAACAACCCGATCGAGACCCGGGACGATCTCGGCACCGATGCGAGCGCGGTTGCGCGGTTCTGGCTACAGCAGCTGAAGCTGGCAGAGCGCGAGGATCGGCGCTTCGTGCAATCGGGCCGGGCGATTGTTAAGCGGTATCGGGACGAGCGTCGCGAGCAGATGGGGTTTGCGGGGAGTCGGAGGAGCGGCAGTCCGGCACGGTTCAACATCCTGTGGAGCAATGTCGAGACGCTGAAGCCTATCCTCTATGGGCGGACGCCGAAGCCGGACGTGCAGCGGCGGCACAAAAACGCGGACGACGATCCGATCACCGTCATGGGCGCGGACATCCTTGAGCGGGCGCTCGCGTATGAGGATGACCTTGACGAGTTCAACGAGGTCATGGAGCAAGTGGTCGAGGATCGCTTGCTGCCGGGACGTGGGGTTGCCCGCGTCTTCTATGAGCCAAGTTTCGGGGAGCCCGAGGACGATCCGGATGGGGAAGAGGATGAGGATGGCCGCAAGCCTACGTTCCGGCCGGTCACCGGAGAACGGGCGCCGATAAAATACGTGTTCTGGGAGGATTTTCGGCAGAGCCCGGCGCGGACGCAGGACCAGGTTTGGTGGCAGGCGTTCCGGTCGTACCTGACGCGGGACGAATTGGTCGAGCGTTTCGGAAAGAAGATCGGCAACGACGTGGTGCTGGACTATACGCCGAAGGGCTTGGACGAGGATGGCCTAAAGGGTCCGCAGGCCGATGCGTTCAAGAAGGCGATGGTGTGGGAGATTTGGGATAGGCAGAAGAAGAAAGCGATATGGGTCGCGCCGTCGTACCCTGACGGACCGCTGGACACGAAAGACGATCCGCTGGGACTGCCGGGGTTCTTCCCGGCACCGAGGCCGTTGAGCGCGACGACGACGAATGAGACGCTTGTACCTCGGGCGGACTATTCGGAGTACGAGGATCAGGCGATCGAGCTCGATATCCTGACGGGGCGCATCGACAAGCTGACGACGGCGCTGAAGGTCGTGGGCTTGTACGCGGGCGAGGACAAGGCGGTAATCTCGCAGATGTTCAGCGAGGATGGGGTCGAGAACCAGCTCATCCCGGTCGAGGGCTGGGCGCTCTTCATGGAGAAGGGCGGGTTGCAGAACGCGATCGTCTGGGCTCCTATGGAGCAGATCGCGAAGGTTCTGATCCAGCTTTACGATGCGCGGGAGCGGGTGAAGCGGACGCTTTACGAGATTACGGGGATGGCGGACATCCTGCGGGGAGAGACGAACCCGAACGAGACGCTGGGGGCGCAGCAGTTGAAGGCGCAGTTCGCGACGCGGCGGATTACGCGGTCGCAGAAGCAGGTGGCGAGGTTCGCCCGGGATTTGATGCGGCTGCGGGCGCATGTCATGGCGAAGCACTTCAGCGTGCAGACGTTGAGCCAGATGGTGGGGTTGCCGGAGGCGCTACCGAAGATGCCGCCGATGCCGCCGATGATGATTCCGGCTCCGCCGCCGCAGACGATGCCGCAACAGGGACCGCTGGGGATGCCGCCGATGATGGGGCACAACGGCGGTCCGCCGATGCAGCCGGGGATCCCCCAACCTCCCCAGGTTGCGCCAGGTAGCGGAGGCGCTACTCCATCCCCTGCGCCTCCGCCGCCTGTGCCTGGAGCAAGGTTGGCCCCGGACGGGCGGCATTACGTGCCTGATCCGAGGCGTCCGGGCAAATATCTCATGGTGGCCTGATGCCTGACCTAATCCCCGTCGACCACGATCCGTTTGCGCCGCCGTCGCTGATCCCGGTGGACCACGATCCGTTTGATCCAGAGGCGGCAGTAGGGCCTAGCGCGGCAGAACTTTATCGGGTGATGGGCAAGCCGATGCCGCCTTCGGGCGAGGAGGCTGCGCGCAATCTATGGGGAATGACCGGGATCCCGGACATACAGGCGGGGGCAGAGGCATTCGGGCGCGGCGAGCCATTGCAAGGCGTCGGGCAGATGGGAGCGGGATTGGCCTCTCTAGCGACACTGGGGGCACCTATAGCGCGTGGCGCGGCTACGCTTGGGCGCGAAGCAATTGGGGCCGTGCCGAGCATGCTGGCTGACACAACGGGGGCGATTAAGCCGTCGTCGCTTTGGTATCACGGCGGCCAGGAAGCATTCAATGTAGCGAAAGCCGGCAGTGAGGTTTACATGACGAGCGATCCGGCTCAAGCGCTGCAATATGCGCGCGGGGTGCATTTGGGAGGATATGGTTCCGGAGAACCTCGCATCACAGCCATATCTCCCAAATCTGGAAAAATAATGAATGTTGACGATATTTTATTTGATGCAATGGACAATGGTGATGATCTTCAAGACGCCCTGAATGCTGCGTTTCCGATGGCGCGACAGGAAGGTGCTCGATATGTTGAGTACACTCATCCTAATGCGGGAGCGCAAGGGGAACATACGGTAAGAGTATCTTTATATCCGCAAGAGGATTTAGGCGTGGGGGCGATTAAGGCGTTTCACGGCTCGCCCTACGACTTCGATCGGTTCGACATGTCCAAGATCGGAACGGGCGAGGGGGCGCAGGCTTACGGGCATGGGTTGTATTTTGCTGAGAGCGAGCCAGTCGCATGGACTTATCGGTATTTGAACGCGCCCGTGGGCCAAGGAACGGGGGCCGCTAGCTTCGCGAGACAGGCGGAATCGGCCGCATCCAATGCTGGTCTGACTGGCGATGAAGCTCGTACATATGCCATTGATCTTTTGAACAAGAAGGCGATGGAACAGCACCCGACCGCGAGGCAGACCTGGTATGATGCGGCAAACAATTATGATGCATTGATAGGAGCGAAAGAACCGCCGGGCCGCATGTACGAAGCCCGGATCAACGCGGACCCCGAGCATTTCCTGGATTGGGACAAGCCGTTGAGCCAGCAGAGCGAGAAGGTGCAGGAGGCGCTGCGGAATGAACCGTTTGCAAGTTTAATTAAAGCAAATATGGACAAAGGAACACAAACCAGAGCGCAATACGGATTGCCGGGATC